AACCAGCTTCAGTTTCCAAAAAGAAATCTTTAAGCACATTTTTAATAGCATCCTTTTCATCTTGTGTCCTCGCAGTTAGTAATCGGAATATTTTGTCTATATCTAATGGAAGTGGTTCTTCATTAAGATAATATTGATCTAATAGTTGATGGTAACAACCATGTTCGAGCAAAGTTAAATGGCCTGTATCCGCTCTGTAGTCTGATATATTGTGCTGATAGTAATGCAATTAGTTTCCCTTCTTTTATCTTGTCTTTTTTATTATTAAACGAATTCTATGATTGATGCAAGTATTTTTGTATTATTTTTTGAGCTTCCTCAAACCCATAGGCCACCTCTGCACCATAACCCATTGATTCTGCTAGATTAAGGAAGTCTATTTGATTTTGTTGTAATCTTGCACTTTTATCAGCTTTCATCTCTAAAAATAGGCCATGAAGGCCATTTGCTGGAATCATAAGAAATAAATCGGATACCCCTGCGGTTACTCCTTCAGCTTTTAATTTTAAGGCCGTTCCGATATGCCTAGCGCCCCCATTTGGTATAGCAAACAGGCATTTTGCCATTAATGGGTATTGAAGCCTAAACCATTTGATAAGCAAAGTCTGTGCCAGGTGTTCGTTATTCTTCATAAATATATTTTAAAAATAGTTGTATTTAATTTTGATATAGGCATAATAACACCTAGCAACACAATTTATTAACAAGAAACTATAAGGAAACTAAAATGGAAAATACAACACAAGAAGGCGTAGCAAGAATAGGTCATGGCAATAAACTTCATCCAGCTTACATAAGCGAATCAGGATTTTTATTTTTTAGATGTTGTTGTGGCGGCACATCTAATGGACATTCAGCTCATAAAGCTAAATTTTTTAGTCAATCTCAATATCCAAATTTAACTAGAACTTGTGGGGTTCGATAATATGAAAATATTATTAACCGCACTATTAATCGCACTCCCCATCGCATCATTCGGTGGGGAATCACCAAAGCTTCGTTATAACTGGGTTGAAGATAAATATAACTACGCCCCTGCATCAGCCAAGCTTAAATATAATTGGACTGCCGACAAATACGAATTTGTTGCACCTAATTCAAAACTCAAGCATAATTCGCAAAGTGGTAATTACGAGTATGTGCAAACACAAATTGATCCTTACAAATCTGAAATAGGGGAATAATATGACAACACAAAATAAGAAACTTATTGTTTATGCAATTGCTTTTTGGGCTTACTTTGGCATGTGGCTTTATGTCTTACTACCTTTACTAGACAATTTCTTAAAAGGGGTGTAATATGACGAAGAATCAACAAGTTACGGGGGCAAGTATGTCTGACCAGCAACGAGAGATGCAACACAAGATTCATATTCAAACTATGATGAATCCTGATCCTGATTTTTTGGATTTAGAACCTCATATATCTTTGCAAGAACTAATCGAATATCATATTACTTTTAATGCTGAAGTCTTTTCTGATTTTTACGATGAGATTGAAGTTCAAAATCAAGTAAAGAATATTCTTTATGATCGTGAAGATGATAAGCTAGGTCGCATTAAAGATGTTTATGATGCGGAAATTAAAAGAATTGCAAAGTTTATAGCTGAAAATTATGAAAGAGATAGCTTTGCTAAATGGGCTTATAACGATACAATATCGCATGTAATTTAACGAAACTTTTTAGGACAAGATAAGATGAAAACATCCGAAAGCATCAAACAGATAGCTGAAGCTTTAGTATCCGCGCAAAAAGAAATTAAATTTGCCGTTAAAGATTCAAACAATCCTCATTACAAATCTAAATACGCTAACATCAATTCAGTTATTGATGCGGTTAAAAAGCCACTCAATGATAATGGTATTGCAATACTTCAATCATTAAGCCCATCAGACGACAATAAACTCCATCTAACTACTCGATTACTCCATAGCTCGGGCGAATGGATTGAGGATACTGCCGTCTGTCCTATTCAGAAACAAGATCCGCAAGGATTAGGATCAGCGATTTCTTATATTCGCCGATACTCCATATCTAGTCTTTGCGCTCTTTATGCTGATGATGATGATGGCCAATCCGCCGCGCTTAATGCCGCAGATTATCTTCAAAGAATTAATCATTCCGAAACTTTAGAAGAACTCCAGGCTAATTATAATTTTGTAATGGGTGAAGTTAAGAATGATCGCACTTTATCTAAAATGGTAATTGAAGCTAAAGATAAAAGAAAGGCGGAGCTATGATGGAAGGATCAAAAAACAGTAATTTTTACGGAGTGACGCTACCCTATTCCGCGCAAGAATTAATGGCTATAGAAGCCCGCAAAACAAGAATAGAAGCTATTAAAAGAGAGCTTGGTGATAAATACCTATTAGCCCCTCTTTATGGCAGAATTCAAAGCTCTAAACTATGAATGGCACTTATTCTTATAAACAAAGAAATAATGTCATTAATATAGCGGAAGTATTATTTGAATCATATTGTCAATCAAAAGGATATTTTTATAGAAGATTAGGCTTTGATGAAAAGAACGATCCGATTCCTAACTTTTATGACCTTAATACTTTTATTAGAAATATGCCTGATTTTTATATTAACAATAATGGTAAGGCTGGGTTAATAATGGTAAAGGGAACTGCCAATATTAAAGCTTCAGAAATTAAAATGCTTCCAATGTTTATGGAATGGTATAGCTCTGAAAAATGTCCTTTGCTTTATGCTTTTTGTTTTAAAGATCACAAACCTTTATTGCTTCATCCTGATAGATTAATAAGCCTTTATGAACAATCAATAGATCAGCAATGGCATGATGGTGTTACTTATAGAAACTTAAATTTAAACAAGGAAACTACATGAAATTAGAAGAAAGAATTATTAGGGATGTAATTCAGGGATCGGAAAAATGGCAAGCGCTCCGCATCGGGAAGATAGGCGGTAGCCGTATTGCAGATTTGCTTACTGAAGGCAGATCAGGTGGCGAATCATTAACCCGTAGAAAATATAAAAATGAATTAATTAGGGAAAGATTAACAAGTAAAAAATTAGATACTTGGAAATCGCCCGCAATGATAAGAGGTATCGAACTTGAGCCGTTGGCGCGTTCTTGGTATGAAGTTAAGCATAATGTTTTTGTGGATCAAGTAGCCATTGTTAAACATCCTACAATTGAAAATGCTCAATGCAGTCCTGATGGAATTGTATTTGCTGACAAGCCATATTTAATTGAGCTAAAAGCGCCCGATCCAAGTAACCATTTGGATAATTATTTAACAGGTGGCAAACAATTAGAACAATATTACGACCAATGCATGTGGCAATTAGCCTGTATGCCTGAAATGGAATTTTGTGATCTCGTTTCTTTTGATCCCGACCTTACTGGATTAGAAGGATTTGTGAAGCGTATTTATCGTGATGATGAATATATTAAAACAATGGAAGATAAGGTGATCTTATTCTTACAGGAAATAGAAACTACTGTTAATAACTTAAAGGAAATACAAAATGGCAATAACCCATGATCTAATCGCTAAAACAGGCGAGTATGTAAACAAAGAAGGCGAAACAAAAGCTCGCTGGACTAAAGTCGGCGTGGCTATGTCGAATAAACAAGGTGGCACTTCACTTCTTATTGAATCTATCCCTGTCAATTTTGACGGCTGGGTAACAATGAGAGAACCGCAACCTAAAGATGGTGCAGGATCAAATACAAGTGTAACTGATTCAGCAATGCCATTTTAATGATTTTACTGATGGTTTTGTCTTGCAAAAAGCCCATAATTTGCATAACAAGTAATTTTGCTTGTTACAGATAAAGGATAAATACTATGTGGACTACTCCATCAGCTACAGAAATGAGATTTGGATTTGAAGTAACTATGTATGTAATGAATAAATAGTAGCTTTAAATAAGGGGGGCTATTGATGGTAGCTTTGCTTGTAAGAAAGGGGCTTAAAATGCCCCTTTTTTATTGTGTGTATAGTGTGTATTATTTAAAGTTTCATGCAAATTGTTTTCATTCTTTTTATATAAATCAATGACTTGAGTGAAAACGGATGTAAAGTATATTTTACAATCCATGCCGTTGATTCCATCTATCTTCATGCCAAAACCATATCCGTCTGTAAGCTTCTACTCGATCATGTCGCCTTTTACTTTTGTCTGACACTCTTATTTTGCATGATCTTTTCATGCCGCCGAACAAGCGCTTGATTCTATATACAATCATTTATAACACCATAAGTTATCACTTAATATAGTGATCGCCTGTATTGCTATTAAGGCCAATCATATCAGCCTTATCTTGATCCCATGAAGTTGTTTCATCGGAATCATAATAGCGTTCTTCATAAAGCTTATTCTTTTTACTACCCCAAATCTTTTCGTAGTTCTCATCATATAAGCTTTTTTGTTTCAGCTTATTAGTTGATCCTTTACCAGCTTCCGAATATTTACTCATAGTTTTCTCTCACCCAATTAGAAAAGTTAATTAATTCATCTTTATTAGCAGTAAGCTTCATAGCATTAGCTTTAAAAGATATTACCTGAATATTGCCTTTAATGTAACCTTTAGCATTATCTATGCGATCAAGGCTAGGACTTAAATCACGATTACCATCAATTAATTTTTTAATAGGAAGTCCCAAGATAGGGCATGTTTCAGGAATAACTATATCGGATATTTCTATATTGAATTCAATACCTTTTTTTAAGGCACGATGTCGAGCTAACTGAAAAAGATTTTTCTCTCGGTTCTTGTCTTTCCAAGCCCTTAAATAATCTTTTGTTTTGCTTTTATCTTTTAAGGGCATTATTTTATTTTTTAAATTTAGAACGCGCCCATTCAAAAATCCTTATGCAATACCAAACTATTGATAAGACTGCCGCAATAGCTGGTAAAAATTTCATAACAGTTCCTAAAACTGTAACTCCCGAAACTGTATCTAATACATGCTTCGTGTGTTCTTGCATATCCATATTATTTCTTTCTACTAATTAATGAGATGGCGCTCGAGAGCCATAAACAAATCGCCGCTAGAAGATATATAACAGAGAGAACCATCAGATAATAAAATAACCAAATAATTTTTATTATCGTAGTAATCAGAGCCAATATCTTTGATTGTTTTATTTTGTAGAAAATCGAATATGTCATCAATGGTTTCTCTTGTTTCCATTAAATTGGGTAAACTAAATCCACCAAATCATTTACTGTTAATCCTGTAGCCATAACAACTGAAGTCCCTGAAGTAACTGTAACATCGCTTCCATTTCTAAATTTTACACCATTTACAAACACTTCTATTTTTCCGCTTGTATAAGTTTGAGAAGTAGTAAATGTAGTTTGAGATGCGCTTGCAGTAAATGTATCATAGATTATTTTACCTGTAACTTGATCATTAGGCAAAGTAAAAGTGCCACCTAATGTTAAATTGCCTGAAGATGTTACTGTGCCGCTTAAACTAATACCTGCTACTGTGCCTGTGCCACTTACTGAAGTAACTGTGCCACTTCCGCCTGCCGCAGATAAAGTTCCACCTGTAAATGAAAGTCCTGAACCTACAGTTACATTACTAAAACCACCTGATCCATTTCCATATAAAATATCTGTGCCTGAAGTTGCAGGTGCTTTACTATTAAATGTATTCCAATCAGTTGAGCTTAAATAACCATCGGTTGATGTAGTAGCTTGAGATATACTAATTGCTGGAGTTGCGCCACCCGATGATGCTATAGGGGCCGTTCCTGTTACTGAAGTAACTGTGCCAGCATTAGTAGCGTTAATGGTAATTGATCCAGCACCATTAGATATTGAAATGCCTGTGCCTGCGGTTAAAGTAGAATTTTTCCAATAGCCAGCCGTTGCATCATAAATAAGAGTTTGACCTGAAGCTAAAGTGCCAAGTTGAACATTGCTATCTGTGCCACCTAATTGTGATCCAGCATTAACTCTTACTGTAATAACACCGCCGCCTGCTGATCCACCTTTATTACAAGCCGCTACTTGAGCTTTAATATTGGGAGCTGAAGGTTTTGTGGCAGTTAATCCACCTGTAACGCTTGGATCATACCAAAGAATATCGCCGTCAGCAAAAGCAGAGGTATTTACATTGGTTAAAACACCAAAAGTTTGAACAAACCCAAAAGCATTATTAGCAATGGCTTCAGCCGCAACACCTATAATATAAGTGCCGTCTGTAATGCCTGTAGCGGGTGCGCCTGTTAATATACCTGAAGCACCTACCGATCCTGTGAACATAATCACTTGACCTTTAGTAATAGTAGCGCTTGCTTTTATATAAAGATATTGATCTTCACCTATATGTTGCACAATATTTCCACCTGCCATACCAAAAGCAAGGGAATTGTTTGTAGAATCCCAACCTAATTGACCTGTAGTTAATCCTGTGGCGTAACTTGTATTAAAAGTAACATAGTCAGGATCGGTGATTGAATTAATGCCTGTAAGATTTCCTGAATCATCTAGGATACCTACAGAATTTTGAATAAGCTTTCCTGTCGTTGAATCATAACGAGCTAAAGCATTGTCAGTAGCCGAGCCTGGCCCTACAACATCGCCTGATCCACCGCCACCTGCACCAATTTGAATGATAGCTGGAGTGCCATCATCTTTTTTGATATACATCTTACCATCATAGGTATTTACCGCAATCTCGCCTAAAGCAAGATCAGAGGTCGTAGGCACTTTTGCTGGCACCGCCGACCTCTTTACTTGAATTGTATTAGCCATAAGGCTTCCTTTTATTTGCTATATAGCAAGTTTATTATTTAGA